GAGGATATGCTACCCCGAGAGGTACAGGCGGCGCAGTAGGTACAGGTGGTGTATACGGTTCCGGAGTTGGTGGTGAATGAGGCTGATCATCAACAGCAACAGGCATTATTCGCGCGAATTGATGCTTAATGCTATCACTAATTGGTGTAAGCTGATTTGAAGAACTTACAATTTCTCTATCCATCTTTACTGCAGCACCATAAGTCACTCCCATGAACTGTAACAAAGCTTGTTTTTCTTGAGCTGTCATATTATAGGTCTTTTAGAAGTTCGTCGATATCATCTTCAACACTCGTCTCAATTACGGGTAGCGAGACAGGTCGCTTTTCAGCAACAGGACTACTAACTCGTGTTTGAGGTTGACTTTCAGTTGCAGGAGCAGCATCAGTACGGACATAGATATGATCGTCAATCATTTGCTTAAGCTCGTCGTAACTCTTAATACTATTGACCTTAGTGAGATCGTATGTCGAGTCGTAGATAGTTTTTTGCTCATCTTCAGAAAGCTTTAGCTTATTAGTAGTAGTAAACCGCGAAGCTACATAAGTCGGATAGTCACCTTGCTGCTCTACCTTAACCTTAAAGTTAACACCTTCAGAACCTAGATCGAAAATCTTCTCACCGTATTCTTCTGAGTCTTCACCTTCAATCGCCTCCATAATGATCTTTTGCAATTGCTTACCATAACGCAAGATCTTGACTTTACCGTTATTATCAGGGTTAGATGGATCGTCGATAACATAAACGTTAACTAGCCATTTCTCTGAACGACGAACTGCACTCATACGAGACTTCTCATCTTCAGTACCGGTACGCATTGCACGAAAACGTTCTTCAGAGATAGGATCACGCTCATTAAAAGTAGTAGGGCTAAGCGCTTGAACGTACTTACCAGTAGCGAATGAATTCCATCCATGAGTATAATGATGAAAGAAAGTCTTAGATGGATCTTTACTATAAGGTAGTAAGCGAATAGTATAAGTATTACCCGCAGTAGTTTTAAGAATTTCAGTATATAGACCACTACCCTTATCTTCGTCTTTCGATAGTGCAGCCTTAATTGATTGAAACATATTAGAATTAAACATAGTTAGTATTGTATTAGTTTTTGGTTTTAGAAAATCTCTTAACGAGATAAAATGATTATAGAGTTAGTTAGCTAAATTGCAATAGACGGTCTTCAATAATTTTAAAGGCTGATCTAATCACAATTTTTAGTTTAGTTGATCTGATAAAATTGCTTTTTGTTGTATTGTATATATTAAAAAAATCGTCTACAATAAAATTAATTATTTGAGGTTCTGTGGATTGAATAAGATTATGAATTTCTAGACCTTGAAGTATATAGAAGTTAATTTTATGATCTCTGAGATGCTGTAGTACAATTGGTGTAGTGCCGTTAATAAGGTTCTTGTATTGATGTAGTGTTAGTTTATTTTCTTTACAAAATTTATAGATAAAAGAGCAAGCTTGCTTGCAGTCATCGATAGTACTTTCATGATCTGGATCAGATGTCTCTTTTTGTTTTATATAGTTTGAATAGCACTTAATTGCACGTCTGGTAGTATAAAACTGTAAGTTAAAATACTCGTCATTATTGTAGATCTGATATGGTGCAAGGAAGAAGTCACTATACTTTATATTATGATAGTTCGAAAAGAAACTATCTAACTTTTTTAGGGTTAGCTCTGTAGTAGGATCTAGAGAATCAAAGTTTTGTCTGAACTTGCAAGGCTGATTCTTGACCTTACGAGATGTATATAGAAAGGAATTGTAAATTTGTTTTTGACTATCACTAATCATATTTCTATCCTAGACTGTGTATTAAGATACTTGGTAACATACTTACTAACTGGTATTAGAGGCTCATAACTTATAAACATTTTAACAATTTCGTATGTTGTATCTACACATAATAACTCCTTTAGTATATTTCTCAATCGTTCTTCTTGCAAAACGATAACAAATACGTTTTGCATACTGAGCTTTTTACCTTTTAACAGACTACATAGTGTGCAAAACGAAAGTAACAAGTGCTCCATCTCGTGCTTCATTATATTAGAGGAAGGAGTCTCTAGATCGTTGTTTAGCTGCATGGAGTAAGTAGTTTTGTAAAATTTAGAAAGGTTTCTGTTATATATCCAGCAGCTGCATACTCTTGACCGCCTCCTCCACATAATTTGTCAGCTATTACATCTAGCTTAGCAGTACAATCTTTAGAACGTCTAAAGAAGACTTGTTTTGTATCTATGTTAATTAAAATAACTATATCAGCATTGTATTTTTTAAGGGTTACTTGTGCCATTTCATTAATAGCAAAAGAGCAACAGCAACTAACAACAGAATAATCTTTAATCATGCCTCTAAAGCACTCTGTTGTATCTATTTGCTCTTTTAAGTACCTTATAAAGTATTTTATTGCGTTTTGTTCTTGTATATTAAACTCTCTTAATCCGTCTTGAAAGTTTTCTATGAACTTTTCTACTCGTGGATAGTTATATGAGTTAAAAATTGAGTTTAATTTTATAGGTGTCGGAGTTCTTAGATCATATATATCATAACTATTAATAGCGTCTATTAACTCCTTATGCTGAGGTGTAAAAGCTTGAATTTCACTAATTTTAAATTTATTATAAATTAAATCAGTGGTTGAGGAGTGAAGTTGTATAATAGTCTTGGCTTTTTTGAATCGATCCTTACCCTCTTCAACAAAAGTCTTATGATGATCAATAATTACAAATTTTTCTGTATCAACTAACTCGGTAATTTCCTTCGGAACGTAAAGATCAGTAATAAACACTTTATCATACCAATCAATATCTTTATACCAGCCTTTAAACTCACCTGCAAAGTCATGAACTTTATCTTTCCTAACCTCTTTAATATCAAAAGTTGTGTATTTGTCTCTATATAAAAACTTTAATAGGAGAGCGCTACCAGCACCATCAAGATCACAATCTGTCCATACACAAATTCTCATTAATAGATATTTATTAATGAGATTATACTTTTCAACCGGTGAAAGCAGCTAGACTCTTAAATGATTCATCTTCAAAATCATCTACATCATCAGCCTGAGTAATAGTTAAGGTCGTATAGTCAATTCTCATAGGCTGAGTATGACCTCTCATACCATACCTATTCTTCATCATACCTAACCTGATAATACCTAACTCTCGATCCTCTTCGTTCTGATAAATCGATACAATTACGTCAGCAGTAGCAGCTAGATTGATACTCTCGGAGATAGTAGATAGTTCAGGGTTATCATTACCGAAGCCGCTACGATTTAGCTGAGTACAGCTAATAATAGGACAGTTATAGGTATAACTCATAGCCCTCACTTGCTCAGTTACATGCTTTATTCGTTCATACGAGTTACTACCAATAGTAGAATGAATTAAGTTAAGATAGTCTAGTACAATAGCATCAATCTTAACACCACTATCAGTCATCTTCTTAACAAACGCATTTAACTGATTAGGTGTAATAGTAGATGGCGGAAACTCTTTGATATAGAGGTTACCAGCACCCTGCTGCCCGCAGTCTGCAATAGACTGACGTAAGGTATATGCATTAGCTGCTAGATCACGAATAGGAATCTGGGTTAAGTTAGAGCATAACCGTCGAGCATACAGTAGCTCTGACATTTCAAGAGTAATAAGTAGTACATTCTTACCCTGCTTTACCATATTAGTAGCGATATTACCGAGAAAGATAGACTTACCGATATTAGTCTCACCAGCAAACACATATAACGCTCTACCTGACTCTAAAAATCCACCATTTAAAGCTTCATCAAGCCAAGGCCAAGTACTTGGTATAGTACTATTAACAAGACTAAGATCGTCAATAATAGTATTAATATTATTGAAGAGATCTAGACCCATATCAGTAACTAGACTAATATTACAAGCTTTTTCAAACTTATCGAGGGCTACAGTAGTATCGACAGTGCCTTTCGCTACATCTTCAGCGATACTAAGCATAGTATGATATACAGCCTTCTCTTTTAGGAAGGTCTCTGTATCTC